ATCTTATCCAAGTCAGCAAATCTGCAAATCCAATTGATATTTCGTATATGCAAATGCAGGTGTCGGTGCCAACTTATGTGGCAATGCCGACTATGGTTGGCCAGGTTCCTGGGTTTTCAAACATTGAAGAAAGATTTACAGATTACACATTTTTGTTAGGATAGTTTTAGGCGCGAAATCGCCCCCATAACGAAACCGCCACCTGCAGCCGTTCCTGCAAGTGGCGGTTTCGTGCTTTTAATTACAGTTTGTTCACATAATCACGCAACGCGTTAATGATGATTGCAGTTGCAGTAGTGCCTTCATTTCGCGCTTTTTCTAAAGCTAGTTGCCACAACTCAGCATCAACGCGGATTGATCTAAGTGGAGTCATAGAACCACGCACTCACTTATTGAACCCCAGCACCAGCCAAGAAACTCAGCGCTAGGTGTATCAATGCCAACCCACCAAAGGTTGCTGGCAACCTGCCAAACTAGGATGATGCCAACTGCAATTGCAACTGCTCGTACTTGCTTGCCACGCTTTGTAATCATCTTAACGCTCCAATTCTTCAATGTGTGCAATGGTCAATGCAGAGTTCACAATTGCCCTGCGAAGTGATTGCTTCATCTCGTCAAAATCGCCTGATTCGCTTGCTTCGTTAAGATCACGGCTGATTTGATACATAGTATCTGCAATATCAATTACCAAAGATTTCATAGCACCCATTTTAGTTATTCTCCAAATTCGCTAGGTATGCCTCAAAACAAGGCAGGCATAGGTTGACCTTCATAACTGATTCAAATGTTTCTTTGCAGGCATTGCACTTGCAGGTGTAGTTGGTGCTAAACATTTATGCACCTGCCTTTCTGTTTTCTTTGCGCTCAGCGCACCAGCAAAGGCACTCAGGAAGTTTTGAATCAGAACTAATGCAGATTGGGTGAATGTTAGTGATGCAATTCTTTGTAATTTTCATTACTTTGCCTTCGTTCTGTAATTGCAACTTGGACATTCTTGGAAGTGCAAAAACTTGCCACGATCCCAAGCAAAAATTGAACATCCGTGCATTTCTGTATTGCACTTAGGGCATAGATTGTTAAGCATTTGTTTTATCCGTTCCATTGGAAACCCGTTCGTTTTCCAATAAGACAACCCTACCATTTTGTATATACAGACACCAGCCCAAAGGGGTTGTTTTGTGTAACGATTTGATAACGCTTTTTGGGCGTGTTATGGTCGGCTCTAGGCGTGGGAACTCGAAGAAATTGGGGAATTGCTAGGGTTCCCACGCCTTTCCACACCTTGCCCTACACTTAGGGCTATGACCACGCTGATCGCCTACCAGGGGCCTGATTTTGCCATTCTAGGGGCAGACTCTCAGGTGACAGATGGCGATAAGCGCATCATCTCGCCCAGCACGCCCAAGATCGTAAAGCTGAAGAAGTATTTGCTGGCAGTAAGCGGTGATTGCAGGCCAGGTGACATTCTCACCTACAACTGGACACCGCCAGCCTACGATGGCACTAATCCTGTTACTTTTATGGGTCGAAAGATCATCCCAAGCATCATTGCGGCATTTAAGTTGCAGGGATTTGATTACACCAAAGAAGGAATCAGTTACTCATACTTGTTGGCCTTTGCTGGCAATGTATTTGAAATTGGCGATGACTTGAGCGTTACCCAATCTGAAGATGGTTTATACGGGGTCGGCTCAGGCAGTGCCTACGCGCTTGGCGCATTGGCGCAGGCAGTGCCGAATGTCGGCAAGCCTGAAATCCTCAAGGCACTTGCCATTGCCGCTAAATATGACATCAACACCGCCAAACCTTTTCAAATTGAGGTTCAGCGAGTCTAAGCGTTGCACCGTTCAAGTATGTGTAGTATGGGCGCACCTACTTTGAACGGAAAGGAAAACTATGTTTTGGTTAGGCTTAGTGTGTGGATTCATAGGCATTATTTGCCTTTATCTCATCATCATTGCAGCTTTTGAAATCGGTGAAGGCCGATGAATTTAGATCAATTCAAAGAAGCACGCAACCCACTATTTTCAATTCATAATCATTCAGACGGCAGTATTGCCCTTTATCTTGAAGAACAAGATGCAGTAAAGGATTTAGTGCAAGATATTGTTGGCGCTTACGAATTAGATGATTTGGACTTGTTGCGCCATTCTGCAGATCGCTCGGTTAAATCTGAAAACTACTTTGAACACCTAGACAATGCCCGCGATAACTTGGGCGAAAACGCACCATTGCTTTGCAATATGACAGAGCAAGAAGCACTTATTTTGGCTGAAGATTTGATTCGAGCAGTTAAGTTTGCCCGTATCAGCCGTGAGGCTGGCACCAGTTACCCATCATTGAAGGCGGTTAAGTAATTCAATGGCTAATCCCAACGGGCGCAAAGGCGCACAATTTGAAACCGATGTTATGCGTTGGCTTCGTAGTGCTGGTGCCTTGTGCGAACGCTTGGTGAAGGCGGGTAAAAACGATGAAGGCGATTTGGTCGCAATCATTGGTGGCAAGCAATACATTCTTGAACTCAAGAATCGTAAAACAATAAGTTTGCCTGAATTTTGGCGTGAAGCTGAAGTTGAGGCAGAAAACTATGCAAAGGCACGCGGTTTATCCGAGGTGCCATTGCATTACATCATTCTCAAGCGCCGAAACGCTGGGATTGAAAAAGCCTGGGTAATCCAGGACCTTCAACAATGGTTGGATGAAAAACATTGAGAACTTTTGATTTCTTTGTTGATCTACCCCGATTTGATGAAGCAAAGTGTGCAGATGTTGAGGATAAAGACTTCTTTTTCCCCATCAACCGCGCACAAGAGGCAGAAAGACTGCACCAACTTAAAGCAATATGCGCAAGTTGTATTCACGAAAAGGAGTGTTTGGAGTACGCACTAGAAAAGCAAATTCCATACGGCACTTGGGGTGGCCAATCGCCAACCGAAAGAAATGCCGTTGTTGCAAAGGATGATTATGCCTTCAAAGGGATGGCGTTAATGATTATTCAATTGCATAAAAAAGGAATTCTTGCCAACGAAATTGCGGTTCAACTTCACACCTCACCTGGCTATGTCAGGCGAGTGTTGAAGAAGTTGGCTGCAACTGAACAAGGAGCAGATTCATTACACCAACAGATAAAAGACTCATCAAAAGGCTGGCACTGATCGTGGTGGTTAGCGTTAGCACTTCATTGATGGTTCAAACAATCGCAGCACCACCTGCAGTACCTCAATTGGTTATCTACAAAGATCGGCCACATTTGATGCAGGTAAATGCAAAAGAAGTAGCCCGCGAGCTACTCACAACTGAACAGTTCAAGTGCTTTTCATTCATAATGGGAAAAGAAAGCGCTTGGCAAGATAAGGACAACCCGACTAGCACCGCATCAGGTGTGGGGCAGTTATTGGATGGTACTTATCGCAATCTTGGAATGAAGCGCAGTAAATCAACTGTTGCCCAAACGATTGCAGCACTGGCCTACATTGGCCGCAAATATGGCTCAGGTGGCCCGTGTGCCGCTAAAGCCTTTTGGTTAAAAAACTCATACTATTGATGGGGGTCAATATGAGCGTTGAATCAGGTATAGGCGTGGTGGATTTTGATGCCAACACTGCCGCTTGGCTGGAGCAGTATAAATCTGCCCAAGCCAAGATCAAAGAACTGCAAGAAGTTGCAGATGTAGCTCGCGCACACATCGAGCGAGCATTAGGCGATAACGAAACTGGGATGTTCTTGAACCGCCCAGTTGTTCGCTACTCATTTGTTGAATCAAGGCGCTTTGACACCAAACGCGCCCGTGAAATCCTGCCTTCACAAGTAATAGAGGCTCTTGAGGTAGTATCTACTTCCCGCAGATTCTCTATTGTGAACGAGGACAACTAACAAATGAATTTCACGCCTTTGAACTCGCCAGCACAACAGTTAGCCGTTGAACTTGGCGGCATAATTAGCGAAGCAAGTAAGTGGACACCGCGAAGCCAACAGGTTTATATCGGACCAAGTGAAGTTGGTCAAGAGTGTGTTCGCAGACTTGCCTACAAGTTGCTGGATTGGGATAAGGCAAATGAATCGGGTGGCGGTTCCTGGGCTGCCAATGTCGGCACCGCCATCCATTCATTTCTTGAAGGTATTTTTAGCACAATGCCTGATCGTTATGAGGTTGAGCAGAAAGTAAAGATTCGCGCCAACCTTGCAGGCACTGTTGACCTTTACGACATTGAAAAGGGTTATGTGCTGGACTGGAAAACCACATCACCTGCAGGTGTTAAAACCAAGCGCAGTGAAGGTGCTACCAGTCAACAGATTACGCAGGTTCAGCTTTACGGATATGGAAAAGCGCAGCAAGGTGCGGCGGTAAATAAGGTCGGCCTTGTTTTCTTACCAACGGGCGGTTCCATTGAGGATATGCACATTGAATTGTTTGATTACGATGAGCAGGCAGCACTTGATGCACTTGCTCGCCTTGATTCAGTGTATTCATTGCTATCTACCATTGATGTTGAGGAAAATCCTGCGATGTGGCCGTTGATTCCTGCAACACCATCAAGAATGTGTATGTATTGCCCTTATTACCGACCTTTCAGCACTGATCTATCGGTTGCTTGCAATGGCGATACAGGAGAAAAATGAAAGAGTTTATAACAAAGGCTCACTACCCTGCAGATGATGTGCCTTACATTTTAGAATTGCATAAATCTAATTACGGATTGTGCAACGAGTGCAGCACCTTAACCACTTATGTTGCATACCCTTGCGAGATCGTTAAGGCAGTTATTTAATGTGTGAGCGTGATGGTTGCGGGTGTGGATTCCCAGCCAAAACAATCAATGACATAGCCAAAGAATTGGCTGAACTGACACCACCAACAGAGTTAGAAACAAACTAACACCAAACCAAAAGAAACGGGGGAAAGCCAAATGGCTTTTTCAGCACCTAGTAATAATACAGAATCAGTAAAAGTTGCTGATTTGAACGGACACTTGCTCATCCTTGAACCATTGGAATACAAAACAGGTATTCAAACAGTTCACGGTGATGCAGATGCAATTGAAGTACGCATCAATGATTTAGATACAGGATTCAATCACGAATCAGTATTGTTCTTCAATGTAGCTTTGAAGAACGCATTGAAAACTAAGATTGGCCAAAAGGTATTGGCACGCATTGGTCAGGGAACTGCAAAGCCTGGAAAGTCAGCGCCGTGGATTCTTGTAGATGCAACAGGCGATGCTGATGCAGTGGCAAAGGCCAACGCGTTTATTGGAAACGCTGGTGCGCCAACGCCAGTTGCAGCGCCACCTGCCAGCGCCAACATCAATGACCCTGCAGTGCAGGCATTGTTAGCACAACTGGGAGCAAAACCAGTTAACTAAACTTCTTGAGGTGCTTGTCCTTTCTACCTCAAGAGATCGGCGTTGTAATGGTTACTAGACGGGAACACATCGGGGGATGTGCTAACAGGTTCGATTCCTGTAACGCCACGCAAAACTAACGAACGGGGGAACAATGCCATTTTATGAATTCACTTGCGATTGTGGGCATATTGCTGAAGTGTTTTTTGAAATGAATGATGAAAAAAGAATCATTTGTGAAGGTTGCAAAAAAAAGTTGATGCAACGCAAGTATTCACTTGGGGGCATTGTTCTTAAGGGTGACGGATGGGGGAGCAAATGAGAACTGCAGTTTCATTATTTGCAGGTGTAGGTGGCTTTGATTTAGCTTTGGAACGCAATGGTGTGAAAGTAGTTGCATCAGTTGAGATAGATAAAAAAGCCCAGGATGTGTTACGCCGACATTTTCCTGAGTCAACAATCTTTGGCGATATATCGGGGGTAACAGGTGAACAACTTATCGCAGCAGGCTTTGAACCTAGAAACGGAATCATCACAGGTGGATTCCCCTGTCAAGATTTATCAGTGGCTGGAAAACGAGCAGGATTGGCTGGAAAACGGAGTGGACTTTTTTGGGAAATCTGCAGATTGCTTGACGAAACAAGAGCGCAGAATTTTATCCTCGAAAATGTGCCTGGCCTACTTTCCAGCAATCAAGGTGCAGATATGGCCTTTGTTCTCGAAGCGTTGGTTAAGCGCGGGTATCGTGTCGCATACAGGGTGCTTGATGCTCAACACTTCGGAGTACCACAAAGAAGGCGTAGGGTCTTTATTGTCGGATGTCTTGGAGACTCAGGGAGATCACCTGAAGAAATACTCGCTATCGCCGAAGGCCGCGCTGGGTATCTTGCGCAGATCAAGCAGGGGAAAAGGTCAGCTACCCAATCAACTACAAAAAGCGCTTGAAGATGTGGTGGGTCAAGAGCAGGCGGGCGCAAAGTGAATTTGATTATGAAACTTGGATTGATGGGGGAGTGGTGCCAACTTTGAACGACTTTGATAACAAAACAGAATCACGCGCTACGGCTTTGATTTTATTTGAAGCAACTAGGGTTGATGATGTAAGAATTCACGAAAAAGTAAGTGGAACAGTTCCTACTTATTGGGGAACAGGTGGTGCGCGTGTACCTTATTGGAATACCAATCCGATTCGCCGACTAACACCAACCGAATGTGAGCGCCTTCAAGGGTTCCCTGATGGTTGGACAGATGGCCAAGCAGATTCAAACCGCTACAAGCAAATGGGCAACGCGGTAGCCGTGCCTGTTGTTGAGTGGATTATCTCAAGAATGGTGGGGGAAGATGAAACTAATTAACGCAGATTGCATTGAGGCAATGAAGGCGATGCCTGATAACTCGGTGGATTCAATTGTCACCGACCCGCCGTATGAGCTAGGTTTCATGGGCAAGTCATGGGATGCAAGTGGCATTGCCTTCAACATTGAGGTATGGCAAGAGGCGTTGCGAGTGATTAAGCCTGGTGGCCACTTGATTGCTTTTAGTGGCTCTCGCACTTATCACCGCATGGCCGTTGCCATTGAGGATGCAGGGTTTCAAATCCGCGATCAGATTATGTGGGTATATGGGTCAGGTTTTCCCAAGTCGCACAACATCAGCAAGGGAATTGATAAAGCTGCAGGTGCAGAGCGCGAAATAACCGAATGGGTTTCAACACCATACAAGATTGATAATGGCGCGGCTGAGGCTGAATACAATCAACTTCAAGGTACAAAATCAATGGACGAAAACGGTTATCGCACTACACCAATCACCGCCCCTGCCACCCCCGCCGCGCAACAATGGGATGGCTGGGGCACCGCTCTCAAACCTGCACACGAACCAATGGTGCTTGCTCGCAAGCCGTTGGAAGGCACTGTTGTAAACAATGTGCTTACCTTTGGCGTTGGCGGATTGAACATTGATGCAACAAGGGTTGAATTTCAATCTGAAGCTGATCAAGCAAGCGCAACACCTCAGGGCAAAGTCACTGTAAATAATGTTGGCAATATGCCTGATGTTGAAGATGGTGGGCGGAAAGAATTAGCACGACCTGACAATTCAGGTGGCCGCTTCCCCGCCAACTTCATTCACGATGGCAGTGATGAGGTTGTGGCGTTGTTTCCAACTTCAACAAATATCAGCAAAGGGATTCGTGGTCGTGGTAGTGATATTTATGCAAACGGAAAAG